TGAAGATGAGGTTACAAGTGGTAATCCTGGTAGTGCAGGTCAACTAGAAGAAAATGGTGAAGGTGGATCAGGTGGTAATAATGCCGATGAAGCTTTTGGTGGATCTGGAGGACGTGGCGGCGACCCTGATGAAAGTCCTCAAGGTGGAAATAACGGCAGTCCCGGTGATGGTAGTTCTGCTGGCACAGCAGGTGCTAATGGTTCTGCTATTCGTAGGTCTAATGGTAATATCGTGGTTGATATTACAAATGCAGGAGATCTCACAGGAGATACGAGTTCCACAGGTGTAGCATAAATATCTAAAAATACTTTGTTATGTCTGATAATTTTGTTGTGCGCTATCGTGGTGCGTTTTCACGCAAAGAGTGTGCTGATTTAGTACAATATATTGACTATCTGGATAACAATAATTTATTGTTTTATGATAAAGAAAGACTTCATCAGGTTGACAATAAAACAATAAATGTAAACAATGGTTTTAATCTGGACGTAACTGCTGCGTCTAGAATATCACAGCAAATCTTACCCAACATGAAGATTTGCATTGATGAATATGTGAACATGTTCAGTCTATTACAGACAAGCGAGTTTGCTGTTTATGACTGTAAGTTAAAAAAGATTCCGCCCGGTGGTGGATTCCATTCTTGGCATTATGAGAATGGTTCATATATTTCAGCACCAAGATCTTTTGTCATTCAAGTATATCTTAATGACGAATTTGATGGTGGAGAAACAGAATTTTTGTATCAAAACTTACGGGAAGAAGCAGTCACTGGAGATGTGATTATCTTTCCTGCTGGGTTTACACATACTCACAGAGGTAATCCACCTATTGGTGGAACAAAATACATTGCAACTACATGGGCAGTTGTTCAAGATAATGGAGGACAAGAATGAAAGAAACTTTGAAGTTGGTTCAATACCCAGACCCTTTCCCACATATTATAGTCAAGAATTTCTACAATCCAGATGAACTAGATTTAATCTGGGAAGAACTAGATTTTTATACGAAACCTGGCAAGTTAATGAAAGCGGAGGATTTCGGTGGCATTGTTGGATATACAAATTCTAGTGCAATTATTCTAGATCAACTGTATAGAAATTATTCCACAGGTAAACATTATGGGATCAATGGTAATCCAAACTTTAGACCGATGTCTAACATCTTGACAGTGAATAGAAAGATATTCACATCTGGTGTACTAGATGCTTTTGCTGATATTCATGGATGTTGTTCTATTGCTCCGAAAGCAAACTTTGATGCTACTAAGGTTAGATACTACCACGATAAGGAATACTACCGCCCACATACCGACAAGTCAACACAATACCTAGCATTTACATTTTTCCATAAGGAACCTAAAAAGTATGAGGGTGGAGACTTGTTCTTCCCTGAGTATGATTATGAGTATGGATGTGACAATAACTCATTGATTGTGTTTCCTGGGTGGGTAAGGCATGGTGTTAATAAAGTGTCAATAAAGGATTCGGATTACTATGAGGGGTACGGAAGATATTCTATCACAACTTTCTTCAGTAATGTGTCTGAACAGGACAAAGCTTGACAAAAGTCTCAAAAGACCTTAGACTCTGCCTTGTCGCGGTTGATGGGAACATCATGAGCTCAAAACACAATAGAGTTCATCGGTAGAGGCGTGCTATAATATCTGCAAGACACCAAACCCAATGACTATCACCCTTCGTCCCCATCAGCGTCAAGCATGTGATGCGATGTTGAAGCACACCAAAGGTCAAGTTATCATCCCTACAGGTGGTGGTAAGACCATGTGTATGATTCAGGATGCACTGGATCACTTTGCTATTCATGACGCTGGCATCATTGTTGTAGTTGCTCCTCGTATCCTGTTGGCACAGCAGTTGTGTTCTGAGTTCTTGGAGCATATTGAAGATGCTGCTGTTCTCCACGTTCACAGTGGTGAGACGGAGCACTTTAGCAGCACCAAGTCTTCTTATATCAAACGGTGGAGCGATCAGGCATATCGTAAGCAACTGATCTTTACCACTTATCATTCCCTTCACAGGGTTCAAGAGTCTGGTATCAACGCTCACACTATCTACTTTGATGAGGCACACAACTCTGTAAAGCGCAACTTCTTTCCTGCTACAGAACATTTCAGTAATGATGCTGAGCGTTGCTATTTCTTTACGGCAACACCTAAGCACTCTGTCAGCATCTTCAAACCTGGGATGAATGACGGTGAAGTCTACGGTCAGGTAATTTGTAATGTGCCTGCACCTAAACTGGTTGAGGAGGGTTACATTCTCCCACCTAAGGTCTCCATCACGGAACTGCCTCAGGGTGACTTCAAACAGTCTGACTGTCAGAACCTACTGGATACGATTGATGGCAACTCTTTGAATAAAATTCTGATTGCTGCTAGGTCAACACGTCAGATTGTCAAACTGCTGGCAGAGTCAGACTTCTACCATCAACTGCGTGAGCGTGGATACTCTTGTCTCTACATCACGTCAAAAACTGGTGCCTTTATTGATGGTGTCAAGGTTGATCGCGATGAGTTCTTCAAGACACTCAATGCCTGGGGCAAGGATCCTGAGAAGCGTTTTGTGGTAATCCACCATTCTATCCTGTCTGAAGGTATCAATGTCAATGGTCTGGAAGCAGTGCTCTTCATGCGTAACATGGACTGCATCGGTATCTCACAGTCTATTGGTCGTGTGATCCGCCTAGGAGACCGTCACAAGACCTTTGGCTTGGTTTGTGTGCCTGTCTATGATAAAGTGGGTGTAGGCACCGCCAGGTCCGTCCAGGCGGTCGTAGACACTGTATTCGAGCAGGGTCAACCCGCCATCTCTACTATCCGTCGCTAATCATGAAAGTCAAAGTTCAACTCTTCAAAGCAGGCAAAGTCTTTGATGAAATTGTCATCGCAACTGACTATGAAGATGCCAGGCAAGTAGCACTGGCACGGAACCCTGGTGCCTCTGTTATCAGTGTGACCGCAGTATTTTGAGTAAGTTTCTTAAACCCTTTATCCCACATCCATCAGTTCTTGATCCCAAACCCAAGAATCCATTGGGTTATGTTACAAATGATGGTATGTGGGCGGCAGTTCCACTTGGCAATACCAAAAAGTATGTTATCATACATCAAGGAAGTCAAGTCACAACTCTTAATACATACAAACAAGCAGTTGACTTCATCAACAATCAACTCAAAACCCAGAAACGTAAATCCAGGAGTTCTAATGTCCGAAAAAAGCGAAAAACGTCGTGATGCTCTTGGTCTGTTCTACGAAAGTGTACTGAAACCAGACCATCAACTGCGCCAATGCGCTCATAATCAGGAATGTTATCATGAGTTGATGGAGTGGCGTTCTGAAATTATTGAATACCTTGATGGTAGAAGAAATCAAGAGTTCGGATAAATATCTACAGATTGTGTCAAATTTATGTTATCTACGCAATACCGACTTCGGTTGGAGTTCATTTGCAAATGTATTGCTAACGGGGAAGAGGTAAAACTTGACGACATGATCTGGGCGGAGAAGTTGTCTAAAGCAAACACTTCTGCCCGTGAGATGTTAAAGAAAGCACGTCGCGCTGCTGCTAATCCTGACATTCAGGAAGGTAGTATGGACGATTTTATGAATAGGATGGGATTAGGAGACCCCGACCCATCCAATCATAAAACGGGGTTTGATGGTGCTGATGAAATTGTTGATTGGTTTCAACGTGATAAACCTGATGATTGGAGGCAACGTGACTAAGTTTTTGATGTTTACAAAAGAATCTTGTGGACCCTGTGGTCTGGTCAAGAAATATATCACTGCTCTTCAAGATACACGCGACAGTGTTATTGAGGAGATTTATCTTGATGACTTCAGTAATCAACCCATTCCTGAGGAAAATCTTGCACTCGCTAAAAAGTATGGTGTAACTGCCACTCCTGTTCTTGTTATTGCTGATGCTGATGGAGAACTTTTAGAGACTTATGTTGGTGGTATGCCTATCACCCAAAACATTCGTAAGTTGTGGACCAAGTACGATGTTTGAAAAAATCACACCTGAAACTTATGAAAAAATGAATGAGGAGTTTGAGGAGGAAGGTCTTGCTTTCCGAATCATTGTTCCTACTCAAGATCAAATAGATAAGTGGATAGAGGAGAGCAATGACTGAAAAGCAAATTCCTTGGAGCAAGTTACATGAAATAGCAGACGCATTAGGTGGTAAATTAGTTCATATCACCTGTGTAGATCATACTGGTAGAGACTACAAAAGAATCGTTATCGAATACGAGGAGAAAAAGTAATGGATGCAGTAATCTATTCTAACGGCAACCAAGAGTGTGAACGTGCCAAAATACTCTTGGAAAAACTCAACTTCCAGATTCATGTATATAAATTAAATCAACACTTCTCTCAGAGAGGTTTTGTTGAGGAGTTTGGTGAAGAGGCAGAATACCCACAAGTCAATGTTGGTTTCAGACATATTGGTGGGTTAAAGGAAACACTTCAATACATGAACGACAAGGGAATGTTCCTATGAAACCCGTTATCCTAATTGCTTGTTTCACACCATTAGCGGCGATTTGGATTGTAATGAAGGTAGCAGTTTGGTTTTCCGCAGTAAACGACGAGCGAAACTATGTCAGAGCAGAATCCAAAAAACCACACGGACCTTATGTGGCAGACGCATATGCAGACGTTGATGAGGAGGAAGAAGAATATGGAAGTCGCACAGACTATAGATGACGCACTCTATCAGTATTACACTGTAGAGAACAACCTACCAGTGCCAAACTGGAGACAAATCAAAGACCCAGATTGGTGGATACAATATCTTAAGGACATGGGACTTGACCCACGGAATAGATAGTGCTATACTACCTTCATAATAAACTTGCATCATGGACTACAAACCCTACTCGCCAGAGTGGCATCGTAAAAGATACCTGAAAGAGGCGTTGGATAAGTATTTTGATGACTATGTTGAAAATGAAGTCATTCACGGCGACCTGATGGATATTCTTTCCGTGAGGATGTCTGCTGCTGTGGATGAGGTAAACAAGGTAATGGATCTCCGAGACAAACTCAAAGATGCTTGATGATAAAAAACCTTGGGGAGGTGTAGTATCTTTTGTATTTGTTGTACTTGCCACAATAGGGTTTATTGTGCTAGGATACTTCAAAGGTAACATGCACTTGCTTACCACACTTAAAAACGCTAGGGAGTTTTATTCATGACTACTAGACAGCATACTACTAAAAGTGGAGATACTTTTGAGTGGGAAGAAACTCCAGAAGTTCTTGCAGCACTTGAAAAACTTAATAGACCTAAGTTTGCAGGAAATTACGAGGGTCCACTGTATGCTCCACATCCGGAGTTGAAGCGACCAAACCAAAGACCTACAACTGATTCTACAGAAGAATGAAACTACTTACACTTGAAGATTATCAAAAAGCAGGTGAAACTTTCTGGCCTAAGTATTGGTACATCGCTAAAGAACTTGGTGAAGATGCCAAGGCAGAAGATATTCTGCGAGTGATGGAAGCAGTTGGCGGTGTTGCACTTAAACTTGCTTTAGAAGACAAAGAAGGACCATTTGGTTTCAACAAACAAAAGGAGAATGATGACTGAACAACAAAAACACCTTGAAAATCTTCTCAAGCAAAGAGAAGAACTTGCTCTCTCTTTGGAACGCACTAGAGAAACACTTTACAAAGTAACTGGTGCTATTGAATATCTGACACAAACTGGTGTCACACTTCCAGAACCTGAGGTAACTGATGATTCAGACGGCGACGAATAAACCTAAACTTTCCACTTCTCTTGGTGGCACGATAGAAAAAGACATCCCTGAAGATGTTGTTTGGATTGATGATGCTTTTTATATTAAAAAGACAAGATTCGGTCTTCATACTTCTATCTTGAAAGAACCTTATGGTGCTCACTTTATCACTGGGATGCACTATGAAGATGTTCTTAAAATGACTAGGTGGCATCTAATGTGTCTTCAAGATGGTTCCCTTGAAGAATACACCAGAGTAGTAAATAGTGGTGTTGTCGGTGGCAAACTCTGATGTATGAAGAACTTAATTGTTTTGAAGAAGCACTGAAACATTTCGGCACTCGTGTTGAAGTTATCTGCGCCATGGAATTGTCTCAACGTATCTCTGCTGAGGATGCTTATCAGATGATTAAAGATGAGATGAAAGAAGTGAAAAAATGTCGTAAACAATTCAATAAAGATGGATGCTGATAGTCTAAAAGTCAATCAAAATGAAGATGGTACATTCACCCTTGAATGGGACAAAGAAGATCCTACATGGAGTTTCTTGAATGGGATGACATCTAAGGAGATTCAGACTTTTGTTGAGGCAGCAGTAAAGGAGGGACTAGATGCAGAAGAACATTGAAGATGTTACAAACTCACCGAGAGATTGGGAAGACTTCTGGTACAGTCCAGAAGCTTATGGGACATGGGATTCATCTGAATTTGAACGTATTTGGAATGAAATGGATTCTATTGAACCATTAAGTCCTGTAAACCAATCCCAAAGAAAAGATTAAGTATCTAATTAGTTTTATGCGGAAACGCTAAAATACATCAGTACAGGCAGAAACCCTATGACACTTCCATCAAACGGTAGAAAACTTGACCAAAACGAGGTTGATAGTATTGAAAATGCTGTAAAAGAGGCAGGAATCCAGCAAATTCACCCCGATAAGATGGAAGCGTTCGCGGATGAGTTGGTTTCAAGACTTAAGGGTGCTGGTAAACATTGGCGCACTTGCAATCCTATGGATGACTGATTACAATAAATAGGTACATCACATTACAAAAATGCTAATGGATAGCATAGAACAACATATCGCGAAGGATAAAGAGATCCTTCACGATCCTACAGTATCCCCTCAAATGCGTCGTCATATTGAAGGTGAGTTGCATGATTTAGAGGAATATGCTGAAAATCATAAGAAGGAAATAGAAGCAGGAGATCATCACGATCCATCGTATCTTGAACTGTTCTGTGATCAAAATCCTTCCGAACCTGAGTGTCTAATTTACGATGATTGATGCTATATAAATTGCCTTCAGGTAATTTATGAGTCCATCCAAATACGATCACATCTTAATCCATCGCAATCCTAACAGACAATACTGTAAACCAAAACAAACCGAATACAAAGATCCAAAGTTCATCCAATTAAGAATCTACTACAAGTGTGAGAGCACTTACTACCGAAACAGGGACAGTTGAATAACTGTCACAGCACCCTTGACGGGGTGCTTTTTTTATGCGATATTAAAAGAGTCAAGGGGAGACCCGAGACAACACACTGAGAGGCAAACAGTAAGAGGGAGCGACAAACTGCTCTCCGCCTCTCTCACATAAACTGGGCACGTTAGCTTGCATCGGTAAGTCCCAGTATTTTTTTTTCTTTCTTCATCATGGCAACTCGCTCTCGCATCGGCATCCAACTCAAAGACAACAGCATCCTGTCAGTCTACTGCCACTACGATGGTTATCCTGCCTTCAATGGTCGCGTGCTGCGCGATCACTACAACACCGCCGAAAAGGTTGCTGACCTGATTGATGGTGGTAACATCTCCGCTCTCCACACTAACTGTGGTTGGAAGAATGAAACTCTGCCCGAAGTTGGTCCTTTGTACTACACTTCCCGTGGAGAATCCCTTGAGCGGAATAAACCGCGTGTTGATGATAGTTTCATTGATTTTCTGGATGACTGTGAGGAGTTTGCTTACATCTTCACAGATGCTGGATGGAAGTGCTACAACACTCGCATGATGGATGACGAAGTGTATGGTGAGGAAATTCCTAAGGGTTCTGTAACTGATGACATCTTCATGGACTGACATGAAAAAACTCAATCGTCAAATTGTTTTTGATCAAGTCCTAAATGTTCTCTCTATTTGGTGGGAACTTGGGTATAGAAACATGCCTCATGGATACAAAGATCTAATTCATCATTTGTTCCCTAATCATACTTTTGGGCAGGCACATGCTAGTTTCATTAGGAGTGCATGTACTGCATGGGAAGAGAAGTATGGAACTGAGATTGGGTATCTGATGCCTAATCTTGAACCCAATGCTTCCAAATGGTCAAGCACTGTTAGGACAGTTGCATAACTGGCACACAGACCCTCTGAGAGGCACCTGTGTGCCTCTACAATAAGTTCATTCACAGGTTGACACCATGACTACCGAGTTCGCTGATTTCGTCGCCCAGCAGGATGCACGGAACACCATTGAACTGAACATCACCAAGTATTGCTGGGAACTCTGCGATCACTTGCTAGAGGACTTTCAGCGTCGTCACCCTAACAGCTCCAGCAACATGGAGTTTGAAGTGGATTCTTCCGGTCGGAAGTACCACAAGATCTGGGAAGTGTATGGCGACAACGGTTCACGATCCTGCCATGCCTTCATCAACAAGAAGACTGGTGAAGTCTTCAAACCCGCATCTTACAAGGCACCTGCCAAGATTGCACGGTATAATCTGAACATCATCTCCAGTCGCGAGGAGTGCTTCTCCCGTGCTGACTGGGCAGGTGGTTATCTCTATCTTCGCTGATTATGACTTTCACAAAACGACAACTTCTGAAAGCGGCAAAGTATTCTCTTGCCGTAGGACTTGTAGTTCCATTCTTTGCAGGAGTTATTTACATGGTGTCAATGGCACCAGCACCGATTGCTTTTGGTGCTCTACTTGGATTGATGACTTTCCCTGGGTTTGTTTACTATTTCCGATGACAATTCCTGATCTTCAAATGCTGGTATTACTTTTGATGCCAGCAATGTTGATGTCTGTTCTTATTCTTTGGACTTTTGCTGCTGGAGGTTGATGACACCTAAGGAAAAACTCATCTTTGTTGGTTCATTCGTCTGGTTAATGCACTGGGGCACATGTCTTTCATCACTCATTCTGGATACGGTTATTCTCAAGAACTCTGTGAGGATGTTACCTCCTGGTTTCTGAATAACTTCTTTCCACGTCACAAAATTGAAGTGCAAATTGAGCACCGTGATTTGAAAGAAGAACTTGTTCGTGGATATTGTGATGTTGCATCATGGGCAGATCCTTATCGCCCCCGTGACTTTTTGATTGAACTTGACACCTACATGACAAAGGAGTTGTATATTCAGACTCTTTTGCATGAACTGACGCACATGGCGCAGTGGATCCGTGGTTCTCTGCGCCATCGTTATGGAAAATTGTGTTATTGTAAAACACCAGTAGAAAATTGGGACTATTGGTATCAACCACATGAGGTTGAGGCACGGGAAGAAGAAGAGAGACTATACAACTGGTGGTTGACTGACACATTTGGTGTGCCAGTTGAAGAACCGTCCACTGGGTTCCCGAATCGTCTCTGCGGTTCCCTATAATTACAGAGTAATCAAGAGGTTTCCAATGAGGGGCATCGCCATCGAACTGATGGAGAGTTACCAAGAACAGGCATCATACTGGTCTGGTTCTTTGTTTGAGAAGGTAACAAACTTCTCTACTGATTACAAGGGTAAGTATGGTGAAGAACTTCTCTACAAGTTCGTCAAGGATTACACTGATATTCCAGTTCAATGGGATGAAGATTCTAACACCTCTAATGATGATGGTGTCTATGATCTGTTCTGGTATCTCCACAACGGTAAGAAAGTTCGCGTTGAAGTAAAGACCTCTGGGCGCACGGTTTCTAACGGCAGACCGATTGGATGGCAGCATGAAAATGTATATTTCTCAGACAACAAGTGGGATAAGTTGGTCTTCCTTGATTATGATCGCAATGATGTGATGTTTATCACCGTTGTCGATTATGACATGGTGGTGAAGGACAATACCATGGACCTTTCTATTTTCGGTAAGAAGGCACACCAGCGCAAGAATGAAGAGGGGAAGGCAAAGGTGGATTTTAGCATGAAGTCTATCCGCAAGGGTATTGACGCAGGAGTCACTTTCGAGTATGATTTTAATTCTACCCATCCAGAAGAACTGGCACTCTTCCTCCTGAAAAAACTGTCATGAATAACATCTACGACTTCTTTTATCCAATCTATCAGAAGTATGGTATGAAAACTATTTGTGATGGATTGTATCTGCACCGAGGCACAGTGAAACGGTGGTTGGAAAAGAAAGAGGTTCCGCATCAGTATTACTTTGATCTTTGCCGTATTGCAGAGATTGAAGTTGATTATAGTAAGTATAGTGATAAAGAGAAAGATCAGTTCTTCACTAACAAGAAGACTGCTGAGTATTGTTATCAGAAAGCATTGGAAGTAATCTCACAGTATGAGAGTCTGGATGGATATACTTTCATTGAACCATCAGCAGGTGACGGTAGTTTCTATCACCTGATGCCTGAAGGTTCTATCGGTGTTGATATTGAACCACAATGCGAAGGTGTCACACAGGCAGACTTTTTGCAGTGGCAACCTGATGTTGAGAAGAGCATCATTGTGGGTAATCCACCGTTTGGATTGCGAGGACATCTTGCACTTAAGTTTATCAATCATGCAGCAGAGTTTTCTGACTTTGTATGCTTTGTGCTGCCACAGTTGTTTGATAGTAATGGCAAAGGTAGTTGTAAAGGACGTGTGAAGGGCATGAATCTCATTCATAGTGAGGTTGTTGACTCTGCATTTTACTACCCAGGTGGCAAAGATGTTGAAGTTAATTGTGTCTTTCAAGTGTGGTCTAAGAATCACAAAGTAGAGGAAGATGCCATTGATCTGTCTAAGATCATCAAAATCTATAGTCTGAGCGACGGAGGCACACCAGGCAGCACACGCAACAAGAAACACCTAAATTCGTGTGATTATTATCTTCCGTCCACATGTTTCAGTGAGATGGAAGTCAAGTATGACTTTGAGGAACTTCCACATCGCCGTGGATATGGAATCGTCTCACTGATTGACAAGAAAGTCATGGATTCTGTGATGAAGAGTATTGATTGGGAGGAATCTTCATTCAAGTCTACCAATGGAGCACTCAATCTTCGCTTTGATCTTATAGAAAAGATCATTTGGGAAAATTTGCCTGTGACAGTCAAAGAACTGGCACACAACCCATTGGAGGTTGCCCTGGAGACTGTATGATTACAGAGTAATCAAGGGAACCAACCCCCATGCTTAAAGCAAACGTTCTCAAAATCATCGGTTCTTGCGAAGCCGCTCAAGAATACGAACTCACCCGCACCGAAAAGTTTGCAGTCTTCTGCGAAGTCTGTGATAACCTATTGAAGGAAGGACGCATCAGCGCCATCCAACACGAACGCTGGACCAACATCTTCTGATGAACACCACCACCGCCGAGTATCTGGTATCTGTGAGGACTGACGAGGGAACCCTGTCAGTCTTCCGGACCATGCCTACCAGACCCAAAACCCAGAAGGGCATCAAATCCCACAACACCAAATTGGAGAAGTGGGCGATGGAAAAGTATCCTAACTGGATTGAGATCAACGTCATTCCCACATTTGAGGTTTCCAAATGAACTACACACTCAAAGAACTTCAGCAACGTGTCAATCGTTTGATTGAAGAACAGGGTGAAGATGCACACTGTGGTGCATGGATTTACACCAAGCACGATTGTCATTTGAAGGATGAAGATGGTGAGATTGATTATGAAAACAATGTTGAAGACCCTGAAGTCATTGAACGCATCTTTGATGAGGTTGGTAACATTGACTACATCTACACTCTGATTCAAGAGTGTGTGGATGAAGTCACGGAAGAACAACTTATGCAACAACAGCAGGAGCTAGTCTGATGAATGATTCTCTGACCTTTGAAGAACTGGTGGAAGGCATGTGCGAAGATCCCATGTTTATCCAGCAGTGTGAAGCGAACAATCGTAGGTGGGATGAAGAAGCATCCCAGGAGCTGGGTGTGACAGTTGAAGAACTGCACCGTATGCTCCACATCGGTCATGCCTGACCCTTATACTAAGTTCAGTTCAATCAAACCAATGAACCACGAAGACCTGATCCTCCGCGACCTCATGGAGACCTCTGATGAAATCTATGACATTCCGGAGATGCAAGACGAAAAGTTTGATGTAGAAGAATACATCAACTCCGACTACGATTTCTGATTGCTTCGCAGAACACCCTATTTTCCAGAATCATGAACCGCGATCAACTTCAAAACGACTACATCGAAAGCATCATCGATGGTATGGATCACAAGAGCATGTATCAGTTTGTTTATGATACGATGGAGCAGAATCTTGAAACATACAGTGACGAAGAGTTGGTGACAGAAGTAAAAGACTACTACCCTGAACTTTTGGAACCTACTATCAGCGAACTGGAAGCAACTGCTGATGATTATGGAGTCGGCAAGTGAAGTATCGTATCACTGAGATCGACCTGGATTTTGATGACAGCATCGGTGAACTTCCGGATATGGAGAAGCAGGATGTGATTGATGAAGTCCTGGCAACAACCTGGGAGGCAGATGATGCTGATGACCTTGTAGAGGAGATTACTTCTATTACAGGTTGGTGTATCAAAACGATTGATTATTGCTACGTTCTTTCATGATATAATTACTCATGTAGTTTGCTGGAAAGATTATGACAACGACCCATGAAAAAAGTGTTTCACTTAACGTTCATGAATTAGGAGTCATTCTATCTGCCCTACAGAGTTTAGATCATGGAGATGAGAATCAAATTGCCAGAGAGTTCGGAAGTTCAAGAGCATTGCACGACCGACTCAAGGTATTTTATGATAACATGGATAAATCGACCGTTTGTTTAAGTTATGACTGTGAACCCTCTTTTTGACATTATCATGAACGAACAAGACATTGAAATGTTTATGAAAGCATTTGACGATTTTATGCAACAGTCTGAAACTGCGATTGAAGAGCACAAGCATCGTGAAGAGGCAAGGTTGTTTTACGAACGTAAGGCAGCAGAGCATGAAGTGACCGTTGATTATTACATGCAGGAGTTTGTGTGACAGAGATTGAAAAACTACTCATTGCCCGGATACAGGTAGATAATCTACAAGAACTGTTGAAGGGTAATGAGTATTTCCCATATATGAATTTGAGTCTTACTAAAGTTTACTACGAATTGGAGCGTCAAATTAACAATCATGGAAAAAGAAATCAAGTATCAAGTGTGTGAGTTCGGCACGAATGGTTGGGCACCAGTAACAGAAAAGGATGTGAATCTGAGTCGTGCTGATGCAGCACAACGCATGGAAGATTACCTGGGTGAAGGATACAACCCCAATCGTCTGAAGGCATTTCCTATGGGTAAGGAGTTGAATGTCTGAATATACACCCGTCGTTGATGATTATGTCAAGTGGAAGAATGTTGAAGGATGGGTGTATTACAAAGGGAATGAATATATCACGATTGAGGTTGGCGTCAAGGATAAACCAAAGTGTGAGTACACAAAGAATGAAAAGCACAAAAAGATTCATTGTCTGGTAGTATGTCAGACATGGTTCTGGGATGAATTAGAGTATGTGAAAAACCGTAGAGAAGATCACTTCTCAGAGTATAAGTCACAGACTGGTAGATACCTTGATGTTCAATAAATACTGATACATTCTCAAGGGACAATGAAAACATACAAAGAGTTTGTCACTGAAGTGTATGGTGCAAGGTATATTGTCCCATTTGTAAAGAAGGCAGCACAGAATAAAAAGGTCGCAGCATTTGTCAGGGGACTGTTCAGTCGGACGCCTAATGCTCCACAGAGGATACAGCGCACCAGACTGTATCATGGCACTAATGCAAAAGCAAGCAAAGCGATTGATAAGGATGGGTATAATACGGTTGCGACATTTACAACACCTGATAGAAGTGGTGCAAGGTTTTATGCCAATCGTAGAGCACAAAGAAATGCAGATCTCCCAGTCGTCAGACAATTAGAAGTACCGACACCAACATACAATACAAAGTATGATGGAAAGAACTTGATGCAAACAACTGTTGGTAAAAACACCAGACTGAGAGTAAGAGCAATACCAGATCATGAAGCGACTAAGTATGATGTAACCAAACAAAATAGAGGAAAGATCAGACCTACGAAGGATGACTTAAAGTTTAGATTCTAAATAGTTCCGAGGTTTTTCCGAGACGAGTCGCGCCGTGAAAGAGCATAATATAAACGAAGGGTACACAAAGGCCATGATGGTATTCATCAACATGGCGAAGAGATACGGTGCGAAGTTAGTAACAAGCAAGGGAAAGCATCTGAAGTTCAGAGATAGTCTGGGACATCAGATCAGCGCCCCTAAAACTTCATCAGACTTCCGTGCTATTCGTAACTTTCAGAGTGAATTAAGGAATAAAGGATTTGTAGACTCACAGGCAAAAAGAGTAGCAACTCCTAAACCTACCGTACAACCTAAAGCATCTGCTACGCAACCCGCTCCAACTGCAAAGCAAAGGTATGAAGCAGGGGAAAAAGGTTTGAAGACTGGAACTCAAACAACGTTCAAAGACTTCATGCAAAAGGTTGATACTGCGCGAACAAAAGCACCTGCTAACGCAGGCACAGTAGCACCTAAACCAGCAGCGTCAGCACCTAGCACTGCACAAAGAATGGCGCAGGGATACGATCAAAACATTGCACCTATTATTAACAGAAGAGGAAGAGAGGTACTTAGTAGCATACAACGTCGGGAACGTTTAGTTAATAAGTTTGGGAAAGTAAATGAAGGTGCTGCCTCAATGGCAATCAAAGCAGGTAGTAACTTAGTGCCTAAGATTATGACAGGTATTGGTGCTGTTGGTACTATGCTTCAAGCATCAAAAGCAGATAAGGAAAGAAGAAGACAGTTGGCAAAAGATAATAACTTAGACATCACAAAACCAGGTGATCGTGCTAAGTTAGGAAGACTGTTGAAGAAGGATACAGAAGCAAAGAAAAGAGCAGAGAAAGGTGATACAAGATCACAAGAACAGTACAGACAGGAGAAGGCAGAGAATAGAAAAACTATTGATGCTACCAGACAACAGATGGGACAGAGTAAAGCAAAACCAGGAACAAAGAAGAGAGCAGAGATTGATAAGAACTTGAAAGACTTTAGAGATGAACTGAGAGACGTAACATCTGATCCTATTGTTCCTTCAAGAGCAAAGGTAAGAGTAAAGGTAGGACAGGAAGTACCTAAACCAACTGATACTCTACCAAAGAGAACAGGAGCATCACCACAGAGAGTAAGAGATAGAAGATCTTATGAAGCACAACAACGTAGGAATAGAAAGCAGGATATTCCAGAAGGAATGTTACCAGTACCAAGTGATAAGAGAAAAAGAATTATCAATCCTATGATAGCAGCAATGCCACCTAAGACTACAGATGGTGTTAATAATGCTATGAAGAAAGGATTAGATAACTTAAATAAGAAGATGGATAGAATGTATAAAGATCTTAATTCAGTACCAAAGGATAGAGGAAAAGCATAGGAATAGATGAAAGAAATTTTATTAGTGTGGAAATACTCTCTGGGTAGTTTCAGTGACAGTAAAACAGAGAAATATGATAACTGGATTGCGTTAGTAAGGACAGTTATCTTTGTCTCTTATATGGTAACTAACTCCTTCATTGTTGCAGGGGTTATTAGGCATTGGGATGCTAACAGATGTGTATCCGTTGATACAGAATATATTAAAAAATAGCATTTTAATATGATAATAAATATAAAACTGTTTTTTTATTGCTAAGATACCTTGTAGTTACTCAGAGGATACTGGGGAGTTACTTAGCAGTTATTATGCTATGAAATGTGCTGTGGTCTTGTGGGTTTGGCGTGCAAGCACACAGCGCCTCGTTTGTCAACCCACAGGGCGGCGAAAATTCACAAACCCACACATAAAATCGCAAAGTCTTATACATATTCTTATGAGAATCTAGTCTAGCTCTGCGGACTAGATGTGCTATAATACACAAGCGTTCAGACATCTCGACGAGGATTATGTACGACGACTGGGATCTCGACTATACATACACACCTAACTATGAGTCTTATGATCTCGACGAGATCTATGAGTCTTACATTCAATCATTCTCACAGGATGATGAACTAGACTGTGATGACGAATACGAGCGTGACACACAGGATTATGATGCGCTTGCATATCGTCATTACGCATGATATAATAGGTACACCACGCACGCACCCGCCATGTCCGCACACACTATCACACAGAAGCGTCTTGTGACCGTGACGCTGGATATTATGTGTTACGATGACCTGCCACTAGAAGACCTGAACTGGACGGATCTCCTGGACTTACAGGGTGATGAATCTGTAGAGGTAAATGTCCGGGATTATGGCAACGATGTGCCAGTTTGGTAAGTGTCTATTGGGTATTGACCTGACCGGGTTTCTGCCTTATGTTTGACTCAGTTCAAACCCACACCGATGCAAACCATCAACCGCTACGTCATCCACGCCACCAGCGACGGCAAACCCCACACGGCAACCTGGGACTGCTACAGCAGGTTTGAAGCAGTGCAACTGTTCACTGCTGCATCCCTGTGGTCTGATACCGAGGTTCACACTGTGGACGAACTGGGACCAGTTCACGAACTGGACCAACGCCCATGGTTCTTCGGTTGATCTGCCCTATAGTAACTTCAGTTCAAACAAACCAATGACCGACACCACTTACCAAGGATGGGCAAACTACGAAACGTGGAATGTCTCCCTCTGGATCGGCAACGACGAAGGTCTCTACAATGAGGCGAAACGTCTTGCTAAGTTTGGCAAAATGTACCAGGATCTGGTAGAATTCCTCTATGCTTGCGGCAGCACTGAAACGCCTGATGGTGTAAAGTGGAATGATCCTGCAATCGACGCGGGTGAAGTCACAGAGATGATGGACGATCTCTGAACTGGCACAAGGGGGTTGACACAGCATCAACCCCATCCTATACTAAGAACAACAAGCGGGGGTGATGCATCCCGCTCAAAACACATCAACATTCAATCGCTTTTTTATCATGCAATTCGCTATCTCCAACTCCTCCGCCGTTGAGAACATCAGCATCGAGGATCAAACCGTGACCGTGACCTTCACTGGTGGTCGCTCCTATGACTACACCGTCAACGACGTGACTGCCTTCACCACTGCCCTGACTGCCGCCATGGCACCTGAGCAGTCTGTCGGTCGCTTTGTGAACAAGTCTATCAAGAACGAGACCCTTCAGAAAGTCTCTGCCTGATCTCGACTAGATTGTGCGCGGTCAACTAGATCGCGCATATTACAACTAGATACACACAACTAGACACACGCATTACTAGATGCTATAATAACTAGAGAGGAAAGGGTTCGCCTCTCACGAAACGTAAAGTCACCCGGCGAGTAACGAAACACATAATTCTAGCATATTGGTTGGGTTTTCTGGCGGTCCTGGTGGTGCGGGACCGCTTTTTTATGTGGCACACAGGGTGGCACTAACGTCTAGCTCCATCCTAACACACTGGGGGGAGATAATGGGGGCAGTAGTAGACAGTTTGGCAACTGGCACACGCCGAATCGTTGATATTATTTTGTGGCAGGATCAGTGTCGATGTATTGTCGTCAGCAGCGATACCCCTCGCCTCGTTTGATTTCCTATAAGATACCAGGGATCCGGATGCTATGGGGATTTGTTGTGCCAGTTTCTGAGGTGTCCACTCTGGCGGCACAGTGCCCGGATCTGGTGCATTATGGATTCAGTTCAAACCCACCGATCAATGCAACTCACCTCAAAAGACGGAAACATGGTCGTTGATTTCTATCCCGTGAAATTTGCTTCGGGTAAGATTCACAATCGACTCATGCTCAAAGTTGTAACTTTCCAAGGTAAAACACAATCCAAAAGTTACATCAACAAAAACGATTTTCAATATGAATTCGATTCTCGCACCCATGGTTATGGTTATCAAGTAACCGACGAATCTATGATCCCACAATTGTTCAATTCTGCCATGGTCTGCGCTTGCTGATTCTTTTAAGGATCCGGTGGATGACACCGCCGGATCCGTGCTATTATTTCTGTAGTTTCAACCCGGCACCATGACCACCACTCATCGTTTCACATCCTGGTCTGTTCACCCTAAGGGTGAGCGGGATGAGCGGGAATACTTCACCAGCGAGCATCACGCTCTTGACGTGGCGTGTGACTGGTCAATTGAGCGCGGCGGCAAGGCAATGGTGATCGAGTGCAATGAGCAGACATGGATGGAGGTTTGTTACTGAATGTTAACGGGGCGGCATCCGCCCCTTTCTATGGTATTATTTGTTCAGTCGCAACCCACACCACCATGCGCAAGATCGAATCAGAAATGCTCTCCGCCATCAAAGGCAAGCGGAACTGGGCATCCGGCAACACTTCTGTTCACTACAACGAAGACTACAAGTCTTCCACTGTTTATTTGCACGGAAATTTGATCGCCATTGTTTATGAAAATGATGCCGAACTGTTCGATTCCGGGTATCAGACAGTGACCACAAAATCCCGCCTTAATGCTATCTGCCAGGAATTTGGCGTCCCTGGAGAGGGTATCTTCCAGAAGGATTTTCAATGGTATGTGCACAAGTTGGTCGGACAATCCCCGGTCACTGGTAAGGTGTTCAATTCTGATGATTGGACAACGGGTTACATCTTCAAATTTGCCTAAGGGTCACGGGGCGCACCTGCGCCCCTTTCTATGATATTATTTGGTCAGTTCAAACCCACACCGAACCATGCACATCCAAGTCTCCCCTGACGGTCGTTTCAACTGGGACTACACTCCCATGAAGCGCCGCCCTGGTATGGTCATGGTCCTTGACCAAGCGGGCGAGCATATGGTCCTGACTACAGAAGAAGCGCGGGAGCACTGGCGGCACTTCGCCGCCGAAGGTTGGGAGTGGATCTGAAAAGAACCTTAAGGGGTGGGCATCCACCCCGTCCCATGGTATGATTTCTGTAGTTTCAACCCACACCGATGATCTACTCTCCCGCCTCATCTATTGACGACCGGACCCGCGTATGGGTCGGACGCCTTCCTGACCACGACGCTGAAATGGTCATTAGCAGTCAGACACCGCCCTCCTGCGGCGCTCCCGCCTGGTCAATTGCCGCTCGTGAGAGTGCACGGTCTGAGGTTCCGGAAATCATCGGCACCGACTGCATCGTGTGGGCACGATCCCTGCAGGGATCTAAGTTCTGATTCTTTTAAGGGTTCGGCGGTTGCATCCGCCGGATCCGTGGTATTATTTGTTCAGTTCACACCCACCGAACATGACCGACTTTCACACCTCTTCCCTGGATTCCTACGAAACCCGGATCAACCGGATCGAACCCCTGGACCTGCCCGCGCTCCGTGAATATGTCCAGGAGCACGCCGGATGCTCATGGGAGGACGCTTGCGACTGGCATGAGCAGATCACCGGTCGCACCGTACCCGAAGAACAATACGGGGAGATTGAGCAGGTATGGGAAGAGGAGTCGCAGACATGGGAACCGACTGATGATCAGATGATGGGATCGTTCGGGACACCTTGGCATGATGGAATCTGAAAAGATTCTAAAGGGATCGCACAGCGGTCCCTTCCATGTTATTATTTGATCAGTTCAAACGAACCCACCATGTTCACCTCCATCACCAATCGCAAGTCCTTCGGCGCTACCTACACCTGGGCAATCCTGTCTGTCCTTCCTATGGACAACGGCGACGATGGCATCACGCAAGACGGTCTCCGTCCGACTGATATCAACGCCGCCCTGGGCATGCCTAACGACGCCCGCACCGGTCTTTCCAAGTACCTGAAGGCAATGGCAAGCAAGGGTCTGATCAAGCGCCACGAACTTGGTCCCCGTTGGGTGGAATACACCCGCCTGATGCCACTGCGTAAGCGGGAGCGGGTAGCACGGTTCCTCTGGGGTCGCTGACCCCTTGTGCCAGTCGTGGCGGTGGCACAGTGCCCCGCCGCGCCGCCGCCCCCCGGCGGTTTAAAAAGGCATGGGTCCCTCTAAGCTATAAAGTCTTGCTTTCGCGAGGTCTTTATATAACTCAAAGTTTTTCTATATAAAACAAAAATGAAAACTGAAATACCTTGTATGAAAAAAAATCGCGGAGAAAATTTTTCGTCTGTAGAAGTCGATACAGTAACTGGGGAGTATGTCATCAAGGTTCCTGAGTGGATTATATCTGAGTTTGGGTGGTATGAGGGCACAGAGATAAACATGGAGGTTGATGGAGACGCTATCGTAGTTACCGAACTTTGACCTAGACATTCACTGGTTCTCGTAGTATAATTACCTTTGAATGCATTCACATTTCAAGTTGACCAAATTATGGCAAAAGGATTTACAGTAAAAGCAAAATCGCCCGCTAAGGGTGAGAAAGGACCTGCTCCTCAGTATGATTACGACAAAGCAAAGGAGATGGTACGAGGCAAGTCAGTAGTATTCTGTCTTCCTGGACGAGGAGTATCATACACATATCTGAAGAACTTCGTACAACTTTGTTTTGACATCGTACAAATGGGAGGTAGTATTCAGATCTCTCAAGACTACAGTTCCATGGTGAACTTTGCACGTTGTAAGTGTCTTGGAGCAAACGTACTGCGTGGACCCGATCAGATTCCCTGGGATGGAAAACTGAAGTATGACTGGCAACTGTGGATTGACAGTGATATTGTCTTCAACACAGAGAAGTTTCTTCAGTTGGTTCTGATGGATAAGGACATTGCATCTGGTTGGTATTGCACTGAAGACGGACAGACAACCTCTGTAGCACACTGGATGGATGAAGATGATTTCCGTAGTAATGGTGGAGTAATGAATCACGAAACCTTGGAGACCATCAGTAAGCGTAAGAAACCATTCACCGTTGATTATGCAGGTTTCGGATGGTTGCTCATCAAACATGGTGTTTTCGAAGACGAAAAGATCAAATATCCATGGTTCGCTCCGAAGATGCAAGTCTTTGAGAGTGGTGAAGTTCAAGATATGTGTGGAGAAGATGTGTCATTCTGTCTAGATGCTATCGAAGCAGGATATGAGATTTGGTGTGATCCTAACATCAGAGTCGGTCACGAGAAGTCTCGTATTATCTGATTATGGCTGACAGGTACACAATCCTCATTAAGGGAGAGACTAAGTTCAAGAACTTGACAGAGGAAGAGTATTTTGATATTATGGATGACCTGGCGGTAGAATACTATCAGACAGGTCGTCCGCGTCCCTCGGACATTGAAACTAAAGTATTTGGAGATTATTCTTAATGGCAATGCGTTCTAAAGTCGGTGTCGTCAAAGACGGGTTTATGCCCGGAAAACCGAAGAAGTCTCGTCAAGGATCGGGAAAAAACACGAAGTACGCCGCTACTTCTCGTAATAACAAGAAGAAAGCATATCGCGGTCAAGGACGATAATACATAGTTTAGATTTGTAAAGACTACATGGCTTGCTTGATTGCTAATCTTCCTTCTCAGGAAGTATGGGTCCGTAAAGAATATCTGACGGATCATCAATCTGGACACGGTGAGTTTGTAAAGGGCGTTTGGGTATCGGTTAAATCCATACCTGGACGCGCTTTTTATTTTGAAACTTACTTACCAGAATATGCGGCAATGTATGATAAGTTGCCGATTAGTGCGTTTGTCTCGGATCCAGAAACTCCTACGCCTGATATGGACCTCCCCAACCTACAGTTTTGGAACTGTATGGACTATGGTGTCGTTAGTGTAGATAAGAAGTTCATTGGTTCAATGGATTATGAGTGCTACACTCGCGATCATGGTATTGTAAAGGGAACTTATGTCTGTACGATTGACAACTATCATCATGATCCAGACTATGTTGACTGGGCGACGAGTGAAAATCCTGCCGAACACAAGTCTCATAACCTAATTGAACTTGAAAACGGACAGTATGCACTCTATCCAAACAATAGATTACGTATCTTTGATAATAGTCTGACTCCTGTAGAACCCAAAATGCCTGATTTTAAGGTTTCTACACAGTATTATCAAGTTGAAAATGGTTACAAGCGTCTCGGTATGGGTCGTGAAGATGAATACTTCTGGAAAACGGCAGACGAACGCGAAAATAAATACACTGAATCACCCAAAGAGGACTAAATGGGCAATTCACCCGTTGATAGGGACAAAAACCACATGTATAAAATGTGGGGAACAACAAACTTAATTACGGATTACTGGTCAATGCCTAATAATTACATGCACGAATACTGGTCCAAGCCACATAAAACCGAAGATCCAGAGGAAAGATTGATCCAAGAAGTTTATGGTGACCCTGCTGCCATAAATAAAGTCAAGAAAACTACTGACCAATGGCAATTTCACGGGAATCAAGAGCATTTAGAGACATAAGTCTGTCTTTTGACCCACATCCTGTGACAAAAGACTTGCCAATTTTGAAGAACGCAAGAGCAATCACACGTTCAGTTCAAAATTTAGTGCAGACGATCCCTACAGAAAGGTTTTTTCAACCAATTTTAGGGTCTGATGTACGGGCAAGTCTTTTTGATTTTGTTGATTTTGCCACTGCGGGTGTAATTGAAGAGCAAATCATCACCACAATTGATAATTTTGAACCTAGAGTTGCAAATGTGCAAGTTGATGTAAATCCTCAACCAGATAATAACACATTCAATATTACTATCTTTTATGATATTGTTGGTCAGGACTTTCCTACTCAAGAATTTTCATTTTTGCTAGAGGCAACAAGGTAATATGCCTTTTACTAAATTTACAAACCTAGATTTTGACCAAATTAGGTCCCAAATCAAAGACTATCTCCGTGCAAACTCTGCGTTTACGGACTTTGATTTTGAGGGATCTAATTTTTCTGTATTAATTGACACGTTAGCATATAATACTTACATTACTGCCTATAACTCAAACATGATTGTAAACGAATCCTTCTTGGATTCGGCAACTTTGAGAGAAAATGTTGTTTCTTTGGCAAGAAATATTGGTTATGTACCTCGCTCCAGAAGCGCCGCTAAGGCGAACGTAAGTTTTAACGTACAAACTACCAGCACATCACCTACAATGACCTTAGAGGCGGGTCTAGTGTGCGTAGGGAGAGCAAATGAAAGTCAATTTATCTTCTCAATACCTGAAGATATCACGACAACAATCAATTCTGGGACGGCATCATTTAAAGAAATTGATATTATTCAAGGAACATACCTTAAAAAGCAATTTGTCGTTGATGGTTCCTTAGATCAACGATTTATTTTACAAAATTCTTTCATTGATACTTCTACAATCGTAGTAAAAGTTAAAGGAGCATCAGATTCTGGTGAAGGAAGAGAATATGAACTAGCTCAGAACATTTTAAACCTCAATAAAAACTCTGAAATCTACCTTTTACAAGAAGTTCAAGATGAAAAGTATGAACTTCTCTTTGGTGACGGATATTTTGGTAAAAAATTAGAAAATGGCGCGATAATCACTGTTTCTTACATCACTACAGACGGTATTGATGGAAATGGAGCGAAAAGTTTTTCATATTCTGGAAGAGTCACTGATAATAATGGAAATATAATCACTATATCAGATTCAATTACCGTCACAACAAATATTTCTGCATCAAATGGTGGAGAAATTGAGAGTATTGACTCAATTAAGTATTTTGCACCAAGAATTTACTCTTCACAGTATCGTGCAGTCACTGCTCGCGACTATGAGGCGATAATTCAGTCAATTTACCCAAATACTGAGTCAGTTTCAGTTGTTGGTGGCGAAGAATTGGACCCACCTGAGTTTGGAAACGTCATTATTAGCATCAAACCCAAAAATGGCGACTTTGTTTCCGATTTTGACAAACAATCCATCGCCACAAAACTCAAAAATTACTCTTTATCGGGTATAAATCAAAAAATTGTTGATCTTAAGGTACTTTTTGTCGAAATTGACTCTGCAGTCTACTACAATAACGCAAAAGTCTCAAATGTCAATGATTTGAAGTCAAAAGTTTCCTCAACACTGAATACTTTTGCCACAGCTAACATTAATCAGTTTGGTGGACGCTTCAAATACAGTAAATTGTGTCAAACCATTGATAGCACTGATAATGCTATTACCTCCAATATCACAAGAGTCAGAATCAGAAGAAATCTGAAAACATTGATTAATACCTCCGCACAGTATGAACTTTGCTACGGAAATAAATTCCGTATGGATAAAAATGGGTTCAATATTAAGAGCACAGGATTTGGACTCTCTGGAAGGAGTGGAATATTCTATTTTACCGATACTCCAGGAGAAAATGGTAAAGGAGTTATTTCTGTAGTTAAAGAAAGGAATGAAAATGGTGAATATGAAGTTGTAATCAAGTCGGCAGGAACGGTTGATTACATCAAAGGAGAAATTATACTGAATACAATAACATTCTCATCTACAGTCAAGGAAAATAATATTATTGAGATTCAGGCAGTCCCTGATTCTAATGATGTTATCGGTTTGAAGGACCTTTACCTATCTTTCTCGGTTGCCGATAGTGAGATAAATATGATTAAAGATACTATTACATCTGGCGAACAGATCTCTGGCGTCGGTTATAAAGTTACTTCAAGTTACCTAAACGGAGAACTTAAGAGAGGATAAGAATGATACAAACAGGCTTTGAAAGAAGGGTAAAGGTTCAGCAAGTAATTGAAAGTCAGTTACCCGAATTTCTTAGATCCGAAAGTCCAAAATCTATTGACTTTCTGAAGCAATATTATATTTCTCAAGAACATCAGGGCGGTGCTACTGATATTGTTGAGAACTTAGACCAGTATCTTAAATTTGATAACCTTACACCAGAGGTTGTCACTGGATATACCAGTTTGACTGCTGGAATTTCTTCTACTGCCGATACAGTTCAGGTTTCTACAACCAAAGGATTTCCTGATGAATATGGTCTGTTTAAGATTGATGATGAAATTATAACATATACTGGAAAAACTGCAACTTCTTTTACTGGATGTATTAGAGGTTTTAGTGGCATTTCTTCATATCGTTCTTCTCTTGATCCAGAAGAATTAGTATTCAGCGACACTTCAGAGGGAGTTCATGCTAATGGTTCTATAGTACAGAACCTCAGTGCTCTTTTTCTCAAGGAATTTTATAGAAAGTTAAAGTATTCTTTTGCTCCTGGTCTTGAAGATGTTGATTTTGTAGATGATTTAGATGTTAATAACTTTGTCAAGGAGATAAGAAGTTTATACGAATCAAAAGGAACAGAGGATTCTTTCAAGATTCTCTTCAAAGTTCTTTATGGTGTCGATCCTAAAGTAATTGATTTAGAAGATTATCTAGTAAAACCCTCAGCAGCAAAGTTTGGAAGAAGAGAAGAGGTTGTTGTTGAGAGAGTTTCTGGTGATCCGAATAAGTTAGTCGGACAAACAATTAGAAAATCTACTGACAGTGCTACTCAAGCTTCAGTATCTGAGGTAGAAATTTTCACACGCTCTGGAATTAGCACATATTATAAACTTGGACT